GCGGATCAGGAGCTCAAGTAGCAGCCTTTACTGGCGCTTTGGGCGAAATGGTCGTAGACACTACTAACTGGGTATTAAACGTATGCGACGGAGTAACTGTGGGTGGTTATAACATGGTTGGTGCAACAGCTACCCAAACTTTAACTAATAAAACCTTAACAAGTCCAAACATTAGCGGAACTGTAGTTGGTAGTATTACTTTATCGGCTACTGGTAATGTATCCTGCGGAAACATTAATAATACTAATGCCAACGGTGTTGGTAACATTGGAACCAGTACAACATATTTTAATACTGTGTTTGCTAAAGCAACATCAGCACAGTACGCTGACTTAGCAGAGATGTATGTAGCCGACGCTACTTATGCTCCTGGAACAGTGGTTGAATTTGGTGGTGCAGAAGAAGTAACAGCTAGCAAATCTAGTCATAGCACCGCAGTAGCTGGTATTGTTAGTACTAACCCAAGTTACTTAATGAATGCTACACAAACCGGTAATCATGTGGTAGCAGTTGCCCTGGTAGGCCGTGTTCCTTGCCAAGTTGTTGGTATAGTTAAGAAAGGCGATCGCTTAGTTGCTAGCGATATCACCGGAGTGGCCACCGGTTTAGACAATGCAAAATATCAACCTGGTTGTATTATTGGCAAAGCTCTTGAAGCATACAATAGTGAACAAGTTGGCACAATTGAAATAGCAGTCGGGCGGACCTAATGGAAGCACGATTCCGTGCTGACTATCCCGGCGAATTTGTTGTAGTTAACACTGTCTGGGAACACGGCAAGCGAACAGAACAACGTGAATGGATAGCTAATCCAATTGAAAATCAACACATATCAGGCCGAGCCGTTTGCATAGGCAGTCGAGATAGTAAAAATGATGGATATCCTCGAGGTCTTGATTACACAATACTACAACGCCATCGTGGCGGACTATTAGGATCACTTAAAGTACAAACATATGGTGTAGGCACAATTGCCGAAGATATGCGACTAGACTTTGCAGTTGATGTTGACTCAGATCAATTACAAAAATTAATTGAAAGTAAATATTACGAAGATAATATAGTCTATACCACGGCAAGAAATTGTATTCAGAATCCAGGAGACTTTTATTTAATTCCTCAAGCACCTAGATTACTCATGCCAGCATTGCCTGTGTATTTGGCAGCATTTGATGGGCACAGAGAAATATTTTTATTAGGCTACAGCAAACAAATGCATTTTGATAACGAGAGGTGGTTTGATAATGTTAACGAAGTATTCCAGGCCTATTTGGGTGTTAAATTTTATCTAGTTGGCGAACCAACAATCATGCCCGATTCCTGGCTAGAGTGCGCCAATGTTAATACCATGTCTTACCAAGATTTTATCAGCTATTGTGATGTTTGAATTTGTTGTTCGACAGTTTTTATTTTATTACGCACCGCATCAAAGTTTACGGTAGACCACAAACCCGAGTGTAAAGGTCTTGGAAAAACACCAGAGGCAACCCAGGCGTAAGCCAAATGCTCATTGTTGAGAACCGGTTGAAATTCTGCGGCAACACTACAAAAAAATGTATTATACACAAATCCTCCATCCGACGAAGTAAATTTTTCTAACGGTACTAATTTTAAGTATTCTGGCATACTACCGATTTCTTCAAGACATTCTCGCGCCAAGGCATCTAGCAAAGTTTCGTCAGCTTCAACCTTGCCTCCGGGCAACCCCCAGCTCTCTGGATGTTTACGGTCATCTCGCATTAGGTACAAATAGCGATTAGTAGATACAGCATAAAACCAAACACCAACAGCAGTTACAGGATTAAGGACCATGTTCCTCCTGGATAAAGACCTTGGTAAGATTTAATCCAAGCGACCCCAGTCCATTCGTATTGTAGGCCGGTGGTAATATTTGTAACATATTGTTTATTATCGGGGCTCGATGAACTATCAAAACTAACAATCCACCGACCACCGGCATATTCAATGATATCATTGGCTTTGGCCACAAGCGGTTGTCCGCCGGCACCTAACCAAGCACTAGGATTTCCGTAGTTATCAAAATCTCCCGTAGCTTCGGTTAGCAAATAACGTTGACCTTCTGCAGCAGGATCTAATCCAGCATCTGGACCGCTTAGTAACGGATTAATAACAGCATTGACCGGTTCTAATGTATTTGCGGGGATCGTGGCTTCATCTACATTAAAGAACAAAAAGCGGTCATCGGAAGGATCGTACGCTACGGTACCATATATTTCACTACCGTCCTCTTGTTCTAAGGCAATCAAACTAATGCCCTCTCTCAAGGTTCCATACATGCTGATAACATTATGCCATAATAAATTGCTAGGAGGACTATCTGGTGGTATTAAACTTTCGTTGGGCTGATCCACCACTTGATTTTGCGCCAAGACTTGTAGTTTATTACCGATTAATAATGTTTGATAGCCAAACGGAGTAAAAATTTGACGGGTACCCAACAACAAATCGTTGTCAAGCACAGCGTCACTGGCATTACCCTGTGCATCAAATATACTGGCAATAATACGTTCGACCACACCTAGCTTCTTAACTTTAGCAGGACTTGAAATCCAGATAGGTACATTAAATGTTAAAGTGGCAACGTCAATTGGATTTTCTGTTCCTGACGGGATAACACGGGTGGTCCATTGTGTACTTTCTAATTCGCAAACAGTTAAACTAGTCCAGTCAATATAGTTGTCTGTGCTTTGAATTTCTAAACTTGGATTAAACAACACAAGAATCTGTTCAAGTAATTGCATTTTTTGATTAGTATTACTAGTCCAAATGTCTAACTTCATAGTCATCTTATAAGGAACAGGCATCAAACGTTCAATAGTAAATGCATTACCTTGTGTGGTTTCATACGTAGCAGTTGCCTGATCATATGTACGTTGACGTACAGAGATGTTACTAACAAAAGTAGGATCTTGAATCCTAGGACGATCGTAGTCTAGGGATGAAATGTAAAATGTCATCTGTGGCGTCGATGGCATTGTACTGGCAGAATTATTTTGTAATACTGTTTGTGCTTGACGCGACCAATCGCCGTACTTGACTGGTACACGAATCAATGTATGGTTGGTACCCTCTTCGTTACGCCCGTATTCTACTGCAAAGTTACTGAAGATTCTAGCAAACTGTAGCAAGAATCGACGTAGCTGCTCATCATAAAAGAATTGTGTTAGTGCCATTATCGTCCTGGTGGTCTTGGATTTGGTGGCATAATATTTCCACCTTGATCGCCATTGTCTGCATTTGGTTTAAGTATTTCGCTAAGACTTTGACGACTTGGAATGTTGCCTATATCCGTTGTTGCCACAGTGTATGTATTGTTAACAAAGCTGGCTCGTTGAGTTTCTGCAGCCTGCGCCAAGAACATGTCTGTGCGCACCTTCTCTTCGATCTTGACCCAAGTACGACCATCATAACGGAACAAGCGGTTTGGATAGTAATCTAAACGCAACGCATAATCACCTAGCACTGGATTAGCTGGAAAGTTCACGCCCGGAGTAACAGGCAATCCGTTAGGAGCAATGCCGTCGCCAGTTAGATATCCTAATGTGTACCCATCTGACTTTGGAGTAATACCTTCGCCTGGTTGTGTGCCATCAACTGTAGGATATGTGTCATCGGCAGTTAGGCCACTGCCGTAATAGCCAGCAGGTTGACTACCTAACGTGGTCGGAAGTATGTAAAACTTGACCGTATCGTACCCACTCAATGGAACTTCTGCATAGGCCTGTGTAAGGATAGCATCGTTGATTTCTAAGTCTTTTGGACGGGTGCTATCTTTGTCGCCAATGGTGTCGGGAACGATTGGCGTCCAATATGTAGTATCAGTGATAGGTGTCCCAGGAGGCACAGGTCGAATAGCTTGATAAAAAAGATTGCCATCTTGAACCTTGTCGCCTGTGGGATAGAAATTGCCTGGATCCCAAATGTTAGGCGGCATAAATGGCTCGTCGATGATCTGCTTGTATTCTTGTGCGTTGACCAAGGGAGTTGCTTTCACCCGCCATAAGTGTGGTAACCAAGTTTGGCTGAAACCTTCTGATGCAAAACTAGCATCCTGAATAACATAGTAACGAGGTAAAGCCTTGGCCAACGTATCATTTAGTGGATTGTAATCTTTTAAGTTTGGAAACTCTAGCACATCACCACTCATTAATTTACGACCAAATGTGTCTATCATGTCGTTGTAATGAAATGTAATAAACAAGGTATCGTTGTTTAGGAACAAGCCAAACTGCGTCAAATCAAAATCAATATCCTGTACGCGATACACCCCACGCATGATAAAAATATCTGGATCGTAGGCACGATCGCGGTTTTCACCTAGCAACAGGTCTTCGACGAACAGGGGGTTCTGTGTATCATAAACAGGCAAGGTAGCATCATTGTCGCCAACATCACCTACTTGAGGACCGAGATACTTGTGGATATAAATGTCCAATCCCCCAACAGTATATTGTTCGGATATAGTGCGGTCCAAAAATTGGTAATCTTTTGTCCGGTTAGGACGGTACATGGAAAGGCGTGGCATAGTCATGTATTTATGGGTTCGATTGACTAGTAAATCTAAACCAGTTATAATTACTGTTATGGATGATATGTTATACAATGATTTGTTTGAACGCTTAGATCGTGCTATAACACAAATAAATGCGGTTAAAAGCCGGGTGGCTCGACATGATCTTGCTAAGATGGTTCGTGCTATAGAAGGTAAAATGACTGCGGTAGATCAAGAAAAAGTTGAATGTCGCAGGCTACACAAAGCGACACCCAAGTATCAAGAATTACGTCAACAGGTATATGAACTTGTAGATAATCTGGAAAAACATATTGTCTTTGCGGCACTAATCGGTTGACATTATAAAATTTTAATATACAATAAAGACTATGGCTAAAAACGAAATTAAAAGATTAAACCCCAAGGGTGCAGAAACCAAGTACATAGGTTTTGAGCCTGAGTGGAAGTTTCAACCCACCTCAGAAACTAGAGTCAGCGCATTTGCCGCTGCCTTCAAATGGTACAATTATCACTATGGCAAAAAAGATGCCAAGGAAATGTTATGCCAGTACCTGGAGCACAACAGTCGAAAAGTTGATGCTAAACGGATGCGTGGTATCCCCGACAGTCAAATTAGAATTACACCAGCTTGGGTATGTCGTATGAGCTTGCTCGGTTTGGAATTGCTTGAACACGAACAATGTATTATTGATGAGCAAATTTCAGAAATGCTCAAATCAAAACAGGAAGTTCGCAAAAGTCAAGAAGAAAAAGACGATGACACTGCGGTTCAAAAATTGACTATTCAAGATCACCTACGCGAAAAAGTATCGGAGTGTTGTGGTGAATTAGAAGGCATGTTCGACGACTTTGTTGTTGCTGGCGCCAAAATGTCAGCAGACTTTAGTCCTATCAAACTCATGCGTGGCCTCAACATTAGTCCTAACATGGTCAGCACAGTATCAGCGGTTTGGGAATTACGTCTTGTAGAGTTTAACGAGGTACTCGAAGGCACAGATCCTGACCTAGTTGAAGGCTACAGTCACCTTAATAAAAATCAATTAAAGCAGTGTGTCAAGTTCTGCGAAACAGTAATTAACGACTGTAACAGTTATGTTCAACTAAAAAAGGTAGAACGCAAACCACGTGCCAAGAAAGCAGTAAGTCCAGAAAAACTAACTCGTAAATTTAAATTCCTTAAAGAATTTGACGAGCTTGGTCTTAAATCAGAATCGGTTACCAAGCTGGTGGGTTCGTCAGAAGCATGGTTATATGATACAGCCAAACGTAAACTTATCCATGTCATGGCTGATAGTCACATTGGAACCTTTACAGTTAAAGGTAGTGCGATTGTGGGCTTTGATGCTTTGGCTACAATACAAAAAACACTCCGCAAACCTGCAGAACAAATCAAGTTAGTAATGGGCAGTAAGCCTACAGCTCGCAAAGAATTTGAGGCAATTAAAGCTACAGAAACCAAGTTTACGGGTCGCGGCAATGAGAATATGATCATACTACGGGCCTGGTAAATACAAGGGAATGGAGTTCTTTATACTATGGCCGAAGCAGAATCTACACTACAAACCCTAAAACAAAACGTAATTGAATATGTTCGCTTGCAACTTGGCGATCAAATCATTGACATTGAATTAGATGCAGAGCACTACGAGTCTGCCTATCGTGCTGCTATTAGTACATACCGTCAGCGAGCACAAAACGCCTACGAAGAATCTTATACATTTATGGAACTGGTGACCAATGTAAACATCTATACATTGCCGCAAGAAGTTATTAGTGTACGTCAAATTTTTCGCAGAACATTTGGTGATAGTACTGGACCTTTTGCCAGCAACTTTGACCCATTTAGCCAGGCAAGTATGAATGTGTACTTGATGAACTTTAACGTAGCAGGCGGCCTCGCCACATACGATTTCTACAGTCAGTATGTTGAGCTGGCCGGACGTATGTTTGGTGCGTACATGAACTATACATTCAATCCAGTTACCAAAAAACTACAACTAATTCGCGATCCAAAAGGCACAGGCGAGAACGTGTTGATGTGGACTTACAATTTGAAACCAGAAGTAAATTTACTAAGCGATTTTCAAATTAGTAAATGGCTCAAGGATTATATGTTTGCCAACTGCAAAACCATTATTGGTGAAGCACGTGAAAAATTTGCCACTATCGCTGGCCCACAAGGCGGAGGAAGCCTAAATGGTTCCGCTATGAAAGCCGAAGGCATGGCAGGCATGGCTTTATGCATTGAAGAACTTAAAAACTACGTTGATGGTAGTCAGCCTATTACTTTTGTAATTGGATAAATATTATTATGAAATCTATACGCGAATACATCAATCTAATAGAATCTGCTCAAACTCCTGTAGAGGAAGCCAGACAAGGTCAGTTACCGTTAGCTACAGGTACTCTAAAAGTTATTTTTGTTGACCCAGATATGGGTGCAAAAGCAGTAGGCAAAGCCGGCAATCCAGAAGAAGCCAAAAAGATTATTAAGGCCAAATTTGATGAGATGTATGATACCGGTGATCATTTAAGAAAAGTTGCACCAAATATTTTTGTTCTTGAGCCAGATTATCGGAACACAGGTGAACGAGCTTCTTTAGACAACTACAAACATTTTTACCACTGGATTATTCAATAATATATTAACCTAGTTAATTGGTTAAACTTTATTTAGATCTTTGAAATTTTTAACGCCCTTGTTCCAGGGCACTCTACCTTTATTGGCGTTTGACACAGCCTGTTTAACTTCATCGGTTCTTGGTATTCCTTTATTCCATGCCGTGCTTCCTTTTTTGGATTTAGAAATATTTTCTTTCCAAGTAGTAGTAAAACTATCCTTAGTGCGACCTGTTTTTCTTCCGGTATTAGCTAATGATATTTTATTCTTTTGATCATCTGAAATTGATCGACCAGTATTTTTAATAGACATAGCTTTTGCCGCTTCTAATTTTACTTTCTCATATAGTTTTGATTTAGGAACATACCTATTTTGTTGATGGGTATTTTTAATATTAGACATCATAGCAGCCGCAAAAGTCATTTTGATATAAGCCTCACCTATTGTAAATTTCATTAGAAGTAAATGACAAATGTAGTGTTCTCTAGCCGTCAATTTTACCAAATTGCTTTTACCATTGGATCCTCCTAAGCTCGTTGGAAGAATATGATGTTTTTCGGTATAAAAGTCGTTAGAATAAGTTCTTGACTTTGCACGAGTAATAATGTTATAATAACATTTAGAATATTTGTTTTCAAGAAACATAATAATACTTATGAAAAGAACATCATAAAATGTCGTCATTAATGATAGACATCGAAGGTTTAGGCACAGGTCCTGATGCGACCATTTTAACCATTGCGGCCCAGAGTTTCGATCCATTTGGTACAGGTTATTATGCCCGTTGTTACTATGCACGAATCACTTTGGAAAGTCAAGAAAATCGTAGTATTCAACAAGACACCATAGATTGGTGGGCCACACAGCCGGAAGCTCAAGCAGAAGCATTTATGGAAGACAATCGTATTCCATTGGACCAGGCCCTAGATAGTCTGTACAAACTTACTTGGCAACATAAATTTATCTGGGCCAATGGTCCCACCTACGACATGAACATTCTTGAGCATGCTTACAAGAGCTATGGTAAACAGTTGCCTTGGCAATTTTACAATGTGCGCGATGCTCGTACGGTATATAGTTTGTGGCCCGAGCTACCTAAGCCACCTACTAGTCACCATGCGCTTGAGGATTGTCGTAGACAAATTGACATGCTTCAAGCAACACTGAAACAACTCAATGTAAAGGAAATTAGATGATCATTGGAATTTGTGGTTTGATTGGCGCAGGAAAAGATACCATTGCTGATTACCTTGTAAACATACACCAATTCCGAAGAGAGTCCTTTGCTAACAGTTTAAAAGATGCAGTAGCCCATGTGTTTAATTGGGAACGAGAGTTGTTAGAAGGTCGTACTAAACAAAGCCGAGAGTGGCGCGAACAGCCAGATCCATGGTGGAGTACTCGTTTGGGACAGCCGATTACTCCACGGTGGGTTTTACAGTATTGGGGCACAGAAGTATGCAGAAAAGCCTTCCATGACGACATCTGGATCGCCAGTTTAGAGAACAAAATACGCAACAGTCGAGACGATATTGTCATTAGCGACTGCCGATTTCCTAACGAAATTAAAGCAATTAAGGATGCCGGCGGCATTGTTATTAGAGTTGTACGTGGGCCAGAACCCGTGTGGTTTGAGCTGGCTCGGTCTGTAAATCAAGGCCCTACACGCAATACTACATGGCGGTTAAGCAAAAACGAGTTAGAAAAACACAATGTTCATGCCAGCGAAACTGCCTGGATTGGCACGGAATTTGATGCTATTATTGACAATAATGAAGATGGTATGGATAACTTGTTTAAGCAGGTTAAAAATCTGGTTGTAGGTCTCCCGGACGCCAAGGAAGATCAGCTCGTCTAATTTCCTCTACACAATTAAGACAAATAGTTTTTAGGTTGCGTAACCCTGTGTTATTAAGATTTCCATCTACATGATAAACCAATAACTGGGCAGAAACCTTGCCACGAAACCCGCATCGATCGCATGCGGGTTTTTTCTTGTAGCCAGCAGTTTTCCATCTAGCTTCTGGCATTTTGATCTTTCGATTCCGTTTGATACAATACTCACACCGAGCTCGATAGTGTGTAACACCGTCCTTGTGATAGTTTACAGCACGAAACCGCTGGCTACAAGCCGGACATATAGGTCTTTCCATGCAGGTACTTATACAAAACCTTTGCCAAAGGGAAGCAATCAGGCCATCTTTTTGCTAGATCCGCTAAATATTCATACTAGATAAAAAGGATTTAACCATGGCATTAGTATCCCCAGGCGTAGAAGTCACAATCATTGACCAAAGTCAATATATTCCTGCTGCAACCAATTCGGTTCCATATATTTTATTAGCCACAGCGTCTAATAAAATTTCAGGTTCGGGCGTAGGAATCGCTGCTGGCACCTTAACTGCCAATGCTAATAGAGTATACTTAATCACTAGTCAACGTGATTTGTCCGCCACGTATGGCGTTCCGTTCTTTTATCAAACAACTGCTGGTACACCGATCAACGGTTATGAGCTTAACGAATACGGTTTGTTGGCTGCTTACAGTGCCTTGGGCATTAGTAATCGTTGCTATGTTCAGCGTGTGGATATTGACCTTGCTGAACTTACAGCTACTTTAGTTCGCCCAACAGGTAATCCAACCAACAATACATATTGGTTAGATACTGCTAGTACTCGTTGGGGTATTTTCCAGTGGAATCAAACTACAGCCGCGTTTACAAATCAACTTCCGATTGTTATTACAGACACAGCTGATTTAGAACCTAGCAGCACAGTTCCATTGCAAACTATAGGTAGTATTGGTAACTATGCAGTTACTGCCACTAATATTTACAATCCAATTTACTACAAGCGTGGCGGTCCTACTAGTTCACAAACCAGTTCTACTGCATTAAGTGATTTGTATAATACCTGGGTGTTGGTTGGTAGTGACGATTGGAAAACAGCTTGGGCTACAGTACAAGGTACTTTGGCTCCTACTAGTTTAACCGCTGGAAACACAGTTATAATCAATGGAACCACAGTAACCGTTCCTGCTGGCCCTAACAACACAGTAACAGGATTATCCACAGCTATTAACACAGCTTCTATCACTGGTGTTTACGCCTCTGTAATTGGTGGAAAATTAAGTTTATATGCTGACAGTGCAGCTACAGCAGATGGTAGTACCGCCGGCGAAGGCTTGGTTAAAATTGAAAATGGCACAGGCACTCCTTTGACCACATTAGGAATTACTGCTAACACTTATGAAGCTCCAGATTATTTTGCTGGATATAGTTATCAAGCACCTCGTTGGGCAGTAGGACAAGCTCAACCAGAACCCACAGGGTCTGTGTGGCTTAAGATCAACAATGTAAATCTTGGCACAAATTTATCAGTTAAAAAATTCAACAGTACGCTTGGGACATTTGTATTACAAAACTGTCCAGTATACTTTAATGATTCTGCAGCCGATTATGGACTAGATCCTAGCGGCGGCGGACAATATATTGCTGCAGGTGCTACCTATGCACAGTATAATCCAACACCAAATGATGGAACAACTCCAATTACAGCTGGCTTTTTGGTTCTTGAACGTTATGCCACTGGCGCTACCATAATCACTGGCGACTTAGCATTTACCTCAACAGCAACACCGTTTACACCAGGCGACGAATTTACTATCAGTGCAAGTTCGGCTGGTAGCTCTACCATGTCATCAGCAGTGACCGCTACAATTGGCGGAACAGGTACTATATCAGACTTTGTTAGTGCTGTTAGTGCTGCTGATGTGCCATATGTAAGCGCCAGTGTTAACAGTGCTGGAAATTTAGTGTTTACACACAGCCAAGGTGGTACAATTTTATTGACCAATATTACAGGTACTCCGGTTACTGACGCTGGATTTAACGACACAGTACGTGGTTGCCGTCCTGCATTAGAAAGTGCGTCATTAGAATTAAGTAACTGGGTATCAACTCCAACCTTTACTTACACAGCAAGCGATACAGCACCAGACCAAGATCCAGCTGATGGTCGTTTATGGTACTACAGTGCTGCTACTAACAACACCGATATCATGATTCAAAATAATGGTGCATGGATGGGTTATCAAATGGTCACTAACGACGTTCGTGGCGAAAATTTAACATTAACCAATGCCGCAGGTCCAATTTTTAGCACCACAGCACCAATGACACAAACTGACGAAAGTTCTAGTCCATTGGTGTATGGCGACTTATGGATTGACACAAGTGACTTAGAAAACTATCCTGTAATTAATCGTTGGACCAATGTTAGTGGAGTTGCACAGTGGGTACAAATTGATAACACAGACCAAACAACCAGCAATGGTGTTTTGTTTGCTGATGCACGTTGGGCTCCAAATGGCACAACCAACCCTATCACTGATCCATTCCCAACAATTACAAGTTTGTTGGTTAGTGATTATTTAGATTTAGATGCTCCAGACCCTGCACTATATCCACAAGGTATGTTGTTGTTTAACACACGTCGCAGTGGATTTAATGTTAAGAGCTTCCAGGCTGATTATTTTAACTCAACAAGTTACCCCGATAGCGTATTACCAGAACAAACCAATGCCTGGGTAACAGCAAGTGGTAATCGCAACGATGGTAGTCCATACATGGGTCGCCAAGCTCAACGTGCTTTGATTGTTGAGGCACTTAAGGCTGGTATTGACACAAGCGTACAAATTCGTGAAGAATTTAATCAGTTCAACTTGATTGCTTGCCCACAGTATCCTGAGTTAGCACCTAACATGGTTGCACTCAACAACGAACGTGGTGATACAGCGTTTACAGTTGTTGATACACCGTTGCGTTTGACCCCACAAGAAATTGTGGAGTTTGCTACTAACAATGGCGGTCTAGGTCGTGCTACAGGCGATGGCTTGTTGGTAGGTGATGCCTATGCTGGTGCATTCTATCCAAGTTGCCAGACAACAGATTTGAGCGGAAATCCAGTTGTACAACCACCAAGTCATATGATGGTGCGTACAATTATCCGCAGTGATGAAGTTGCTTATCCATGGTTGGCACCTGCTGGGACACGTCGTGGTGTTGTTGACAATGCTGCGCAATTAGGATATGTTAATGCTATTACTGGTGAGTTTACAACACTTGGTGTAAATCAAGGCTTACGTGATGTACTTTACACAAACCGTGTAAATCCGATCACATTCATTCCAGGTGTAGGTATCACTAACTTTGGTAATAAAACAACAACTAGTATTACCAGTGCATTAGATCGTATTAACGTGGCACGTTTGGTAGCATTTGTGCGTGGACGTTTAAACGAGATTGCTAAACAGTACTTGTTTGAGCCAAACGATCAAATTACTCGAGATTCTATCCAAAGTGCTTGCACTTCATTGATGATTGATCTTGTTGCTAAACGTGGTATCTACGATTATCTAGTAGTTTGCGATTTAAGTAATAACACACCTACTACAATTGATCGTAACGAACTTTATGTTGATATTGCTATTGAGCCAGTGAAAGCTGTTGAGTTTATCTACATTCCAGTGCGTATCCAGAATACCGGTACAATTGCCAACGCAACTACGGTTTAAGTCGGAAACAGAGATACCATAAATAACAGCATATAGGAGATATTAAAATGGCCGTATCATCATTAAGTAGAATGACAGTGCCTTTGGCAAGTGATCAAAGTAGTTCTGTACAAGGTTTGTTAATGCCAAAGTTAAAGTATCGCTTTCGCGTTACTTTTTTGAATTTTGGCGTAAGTCAACCAACAACAGAATTGACAAAGCAAGTCGTTGACTTTAAACGTCCAAGTGTTGAATTTGCCGAAATTCCTGTTCCAATTTATAATAGTACAATCAAACTAGCTGGTAAGCATACCTGGGCCGACGTTACTTGCAACCTGCGTGATGACGCTGGCGGCAACGTAAGCAAATTGGTTGGCGAACAACTCCAGAAGCAATTAGACTTTATGGAACAAGCTAGTGCAGCCTCTGGTATTGACTATAAGTTTACAACAGTATTTGAAGTGCTCGACGGCGGCAATGGTACAGATACTCCTACAGTTCTTGAAACTTGGGAAATTTATGGTTGCTACTTGAAGTCAGTTGACTACGGTGATGCTAACTATGGCACCAGTGAAGCAATGACCGTGGCCATGACTATTACCTTTGATAATGCCTTACAATCACCTAATGGTACTGGCGTAGGCTCCACAGTAGGACGGACAGTCGGCGACGTAGCTACAGGCTAATACAATGGCCACCGGTTACTTCGGGCAAAATTTTCTTCAAGGATTCCAGCAAGGATTTACATTAGATCCGCCTGGCCTTAAAGATTATCAACACGCCTCAGACACATTTAGAACCAATGGTTATGAGCTTAGTCCTCGTAACAAATTCCTATATCATGTTTATTTCAATATTAATACAGGACAAATTCCACAGTTAGCTGCAGCCTATGGTAGCGACGAGATTGCGTCAATTAGTTTAATGGTTAAAAGTGTTGATCTTCCTAGTTATAGTATCAGCGTCGATAC